CCCCGCCAGGTAGTGCTTAAGTGATTTGTACTTTGGTGGTTTGTCATAATTAGTCAGCGTTATAAATGGACTTCCTCTTCGCTTCACCCTGGCATAATGCATCCCGCAGTAACCGTTGCCTTTAACTTTTTTTTCACAATCGTCAATTACACATGCAGTCATAAATTAATCCTTATTTTCTTTCTTGGATTGTTGTACTTCATGAGCATGTTTACTTGCATTGATAGCCATGTCAACAGCAGTCCTACTTTGCTCCGCATCAACCTTTTCTTGTTTTAAGACTTGATCAACCTTCGAGTTTTGAATGCCGGACATTGCTTTCATTAACTCAATATCCGCTTGTTTATTTTTAACCGCGTCATCAGTTGAGATTTTAACCAAATCAACTTCTGCTTGAGTTGCCACAGCTTCTTTTTTCTGTGCAACTTTGGCCATTTCAGCTTGAGCCTGCATTTGCATAACAGCTTTAGGATCGAGTTGTTGCTGGGCTTGCTGTTGCTGCATTTGCTCAGCTTGCTCTTGTTTTTTCTGAGTCTCTTCCATGAATTCAGAAGCAGCTTGTCGCAATCCTTCAATACCTCGAATCTCAATGTTATCAAGCAAGATACCAAGACCTTTAGTGTTAATGAACGCAGCAAATGATTCGGATGTCTGCATAAGCTGAATGATTGTTTCAAGACTAATTTGCTTCTGCACAGCAAAGTTAACGCCAGCCTCAACCTTAACTTCAAGGCTCATCGGGTCGTAGTTCATGTAAGGCGAACCTTCTTTATTGATAACCTCATACGAGCGCTTGCCGTCAACTTGAACGATAGGCAGGCTTCGAGGTGTAACGTAATACTTTGGTATTAAATCCAAAATCATTTGGCATACGCGATTAAGGCCCTTCATAAATCCAACAGTGTAGGGCATGGCAGCAGCGTTTGAATGCATTGCGCCCTGCATGATTGCAACACCTGACAGCTCATTATTCTGAATGCCTAACGCTGCGTCATAACTTCCTAAAATGCCTTGAATAAGATTGTCGGTCATCTGAAACGTTTCGCTAATCTGCGGAGGAATCGGAGTTCTTACAACTTCACGAGGTGGAGCTAAAGGAACATTAGGGTCGCCGTCAAGAAAAGCGTTATAAAGAAGCGAAGCTGGTTTCTGAACATTAATATAAGCCTCAAGATAATCCTCAGGAATAGACTCAACAGAAGCAATAAACTTATGCTCAACTGTATTTTCAAGCTCATTAGCCAGTGATTGCCCTGCGTAGTTTTTCAGTCGTTGAGCGTCGCGTACATTATAGATATACGGTCGAGTCATTTGCTCAGCGCTGGCATCATTGTTATCGCGTAAAACTGCACTGTTACCGTCAAAGAAAATCAAAGGCAACATCTTGTAATTTGTCTTTTGAACATCAATAAGTTGCGCACCCGAAAAACGGTAACGTGTTATATGCTCTAAGTAAGTGTCGCGTGTTTTTCCGATAGGCACAGGCGGTTGTTCAATCATGCCTGCTTCTTCCCACATAACAAGCAGCTCTTCGTATTCTTTTACACCTACAACCCTTCCGTTTGAAAGCTTTGTAATCTTCTCTTTCTTGAAATCTTTTTTGTAATAATCACACAACAGAACAATGTCTTTTTTTGCTGAGCGATATGACCAGTTGAAACCTGAAAAGCTACGCGCATATTTTAAATTCTTAACTGCGTCAGCACCATAATCACGACTAATTTCATCAGCTTCTTTTGGAAAGAATTGAAAGCAAAAGTTACCGTCGCCTTTATGTGACTTACGGGCTAATGGGTCAAAGCCGCACAAAGTCGGGTCAAAAGCGCGTTGCGTACAAATCTTTTGATCCATCGACATTTCAGAAATGTAATCCGTGTAAACCTCAACCACGGAAAAGCCGCCAATTAAAAGGTCGGTATAAACATCGTAACTAAAACCGTCATTATCTGAGTCAATAAGAATAGAACGAAAATGAGCTTCAAGAATCTCGATCAACTTAGGGTCTATGTTTTCATGACCATCTTGAGCCCTTACAACAAAACCAGGCTCCATTCTGGAGAACTCACCTCGTAATCGAGAAATGTAAGCTTCCATCATATTAAATTCAACTTGAGGGCGGCCAAGGTCAGCTAAAACAGCCAAATCTTCGTCAGTCAATGTCGTTTTATAAACAAATCTCTTGAATTGATGGTAACGCTCATAGTTGGGCCTAAAGTAATTGTAAGCCTGCTCAACGCTTTGCTTCATCTCTTCTAGTTGACTGGTGTGTTTCTTGGCAATCGTTGCCATAATTATATCCTTGTTTTGTACGCCCTCTTTCTCATTTCAGCAAGAGACTGGAGACGAGTTAAAGCCCGATTTGATGTGCTTTTTAATAACGTGTCTTTGTGCTTAAATAACATTAATAAGTTATCTATAAATGCTATTCGTACGGCATCTGCGCAGGTATCTGCAATATCATCATGGGCATGTGAGTTGTTATTGGAAATCCGCTTCATGTGATTAACGCACATCTCTGTATGAACGCCGTGAGCTGGCAGTGATACCTGCTTACTTGCTATGTGCGGCTGTATATCAATAAATCTTTGCGACTTAGAACCAGATTTTCGAGTGCGCTCAATCTCTCGAATCTTTAATCCTCTCATGCTTTTTAAAACTGAAATTAATGTCACGCCTGTAGATTTCTTCTCAATGTAAGCAATCATAGGCGGCCTTTTATGCCTTGCGCAATCCTGCCAAAAGTCTAAAAACTCACGCTCTAAATCTTTGGGCTCAACCCTGATTTCTCGACAAGCCAACCAGTGCAATGCTGGGACATCAGTATCACGACCATTAATGTCAATCTTGTAAAGACCCCAGAACGAAAATACCGTAGCATCGTTCCTTAAATCCTCAGTCTCCGCAGTATCCGCAGTGATAAATGTCATTGATAATTCAGGCTCTTCAGCCAACAAAGGAAAGTCTTCAGCGCAGAATAAACCACCACCATCCGGCTGAGGGTCTTGCTGATGCTGTGCTGCAAATACATACCTATCTTTCTCTTGCCTAATCTTCAACATATCAAGCGGAAAAGCTTCAGGGTAAAGAGCGTTGCCAGCCTCATCAATCGACTTTAATACAATCTTATCCCAATCGTAACCGTCATCACCTGATATAAAAAATGCTGGCAAATCTTGCTCGTGCAACCGCTGACCAATAAAAATAATGGGAACGTTAATGCCACGTGGCCGCTGCTGAATGGTTTCTCTGAAATTAGTTATAACACCTTCACGGATTAAATCTGAATGGACTTCATCAGGCTTGTGACTATCATCAATCACTACAGCACCAGAAAACCTGCTAAGCCCTGGCAAACCAGCATTACGACCGGTAATAGCACCTGCTGAACCAAAGGCTGCTACCGTCCCGCCCGCCATCGTTGCAAACGCATCTTTAGCCTGAGAGTCATCGCGCAAGTAAACGTTAAATAATGTCTTGTATTGGCTTAAACTGATAATGCGTTTAATCACCTCAGTATGAGATGCGGCAAGTGTCTTTGAATAAGAAATGTAGAGAAAGTTACAGTCGGGCCATTTAGCATAGCACCAAGAAATCCAGAAGCTAACAATTACAGATTTTCCATGGCCAGGTGGGACATTGATAAGTAATCGTAAAGCTTCCAAATACGTACACTTAGTCAACGCTTTACAGATGGTAATGAAGTGACTTTCCCGACCGATTGGCGCAGAAATAATGAAGTCCCGACCCGTCAACAATGGGAAGAACGCCTGAATATAAAGTAGCAAGCTACCCTTTAATTTAGCAGCGACTTCTGCCGTCGCCATTCTTTTCTGTGACGCTCTATCCATTAAGGGGCAAATCCTTTTGCCGGACTACATCCTGTAGACCTCTAATTTCAAGATATCATAAAAACTAACGAAAAAAAGGTTAAATAAGGCTTAATTTCACCAAGCTTACCTTATTTTAACCCTTAATTACCCTGAATTAGACGTGCTCCAATAAAATAGGGTCTTTCTCTGAGGTTATTGGAGAAAAGCCCGATAGCAATATTTCTAAATCTTCGGGGGATATATTCTCGATTGAACTCATCATTTTGCGAACTTTAAACTTACATTTATCCAGGCGCTTATAATATAAAACAAATCCGTTTCTATCCCAGAATAAACACTTAACTTTGTCTTTGTGCTTGTTGTAAAAAACGTAAATACTGCCGTCATGCAAATGCGTCCCCTGCTCGTGCTCTATAAGTGAAGCAAGGCCGTCGATTGACATGCGAAAATCCACGGGTTCAGAAGCCATAAATATAGTTTTATTTTCATAAGGTATTAGCATTACAAGCCCTTTAATAGTTCAATAATCTTCATAATTTTAGTTGAGTCAACATCTGGAGAGATGATTACCCTTACACCCGAATATGCTATTAACTCAATATCCCTTCTAACAGCAATAACCTCCTCCTTTGTGACTTCCTGAACAATAGGTTTTGGTGTGGAAACTTGAGAAAAGGTCATTGGGCCTTTTGGTTTGTTAGCCCTGCTAACATTGCCACCAGGTACTTTCATGCCTTTATATGGGTCTCCAAACTTCTTTCCGTACTCCATAGCCACAGCCTCATAACGCCTGTGCGTCCTATAGTCTTTAAGCCTATGTATTGTAAAATCGCTGGTCTTTGCGTACTCGCTAAGCTTTACAGTATTACTTAAGAAGTCATTATATTCATCGACAATCTTCTTATATTCATCTGGTTTTGTGTGTTTACAAAAAAACACCCTGTACTTCTGATTGTTTAATGTAGTAACTGATAAATTGTTTTCTTTGCAATACAAAGCAGTACGTATTCCCTGATTAACCAACTCCATGCAATGCTTGTACCAAAACCATATATCGTCATCCTTTAACTGCACTCTGCCCTTATTCATAATTGCCCTCATTCAAATTTTAAAATCGTGTAATGCCTTCAATCCTTTCATCTATTTCATCCTGAAGCCTACCCAACCTCTCAGCTTGATCAATATTAAAATTACAAAGCTCATTGGTCATTGTGACTAAATTATCTACCTTTTGGTTTAATTCTTTAAACTCTTTTACTGACGGGCCTTTTGGCTTAACAACTTTTGGCGCTGCCTTGTCTACGTCCATTGTATTCTCCTGTAAATATAAGTAATCCATTCCATTTCTGTACAACGGGTGGCTTGTCATTATAATAAATTTGTATGTTTAAAATTAGGCGACGAAAACCAAGTCGATTCATCCTTAGAATCATAACGCCACTTCGGAGGTGGAAGTGTTAATCCGCACTCATTTAAATATGTAGCGCATTTATTCGTAAGAAACAAAACGTCCTTTTCAAGGCGCTTAACTAATTCCTTGTCATAAGGAATATAACCTTCGCCAACATCAGATAAGTGATTGTTTAATTTACGACCAATACCTTTTGCTTTTGTGTAATGACTTAACCATATTTTCATGTAAAATTTCATTGCATCCCTTCATTCAATTAAAATACATTAAACAACACCACCAACATTAAACTAAAGTTGATCAATTGTCGATACTTCCTGGTAATGATCTTTTTTAAATAACAGTTGATCATCATTATCTAAAAGCATAAACAACACCATGACGGGCTGACCATACTTTGTACGAAGACGCTTAAGAAGACGGTTAAATAAACCAGATGTAAATAAAGGCCTTAAATCCTCCCTTATCCATATTTTTATGTGATTATCTACGCTATAAGAACCAGGTGCGTGATCCCAACACCTAGCCTGTAACAAAGCTTTACCAAGTAAACACGAAACCCCTAAATATCGACAGAAATAAGCCATGTCGAAATCAGCGTACTTATACTCCTTAATTGAATTAATCTGAGTCAAAGTTAAACCATCTCGCTTCCTAGCTTTGGTCATACACGTCCTTGGTTAGTTATCGGTATAATTCTCCGCATTTTTTGCATCTGTACTGCGGTGGGTCGCTTAGAAGCGATAGGCCATCGTTTACATGCTCGCATTTTTTATTTTCTTTAATTAACACACTTTCGCAGGCAATCACTACAGCGTTTCCTGTTACCGTAATGCCAGGGAAAGGTGGTTTATTCACAAATAAAACTCCCTGCTTTTAAGTTGCGGGCCTGTTAATTAAATTTCATTTAAAAACCTTCAATTCGCTGGATTGTTGATTTACTATCGTTTCATACAGTAAACTTGCCTCGTTCAACACCCTTTTACCGTCGCTAGTTAATCCTTGGCCGTTGGTTCTAGCCCTCAAGTGTAAGGTCTCTATCTGACCACGCAAAAGATGAACTAAATGAGTAATCTGCTTCTCACTAATAATCATAGGTAAAACTCCCCGCATTTTTTGCATTTTCGTTCTGCACTGTCGCCGTAAGCTTCGCCTCCATACCACTCATGATTGCACTCTTCTTTGCATTCTTCACTCGAGCCCGCATGAACTGAACAGCAAGATGATTTTGGTTCGCAATAGTTATCGAGTAGTGATTTAAGCTTGTCTTTAAGACTCGGGTAATGGTTTGCGGGAGTTAAGTACCATAACACCCTAAGGTCTTCTTTCGTTAAGTCAATCATAACTCACTACTTCGCCGCATTGGTTGCATACATTTACGTAATCAACATCACTCACGCTATCAAAATCTTTGTGCTCGCAATAGTTATCAAGTAAGGATTGCAGTTTATTTAACAATGGCTGATGAAGCGTAGTTGTCCAGCAAGCTCCGAATTGAGTGTACACCTCGCCCCATGATTGAAGCGCCTTGAGATCGTCTTTTGTGAAGTCAATCATCACTACCACCTTGAGGCTTACTACACCAACCACTTTCTATTTTCGCGCACAACGTGCAAACGGCAATTCCAGGCCAGTTCGGTTCACTACCAAGATAAACAAGCGCTTTAAAGTTGTGCTCACCATACACACAATGCTTTAATACTCCGCGCGGTAAAAACTCAACCTCAAAATCGTCTGGTTTAATCATTCCTTAACATCTCCAATCTCACTATCGCATGGTTTATCGCTTCACTCTTTGAGTCAAATATGTAATCTTTATCAACTTGAAATTCACCAGGACGCAAAGAAACAAACACTTTTTTTCGAAGCCAAACAGACGTTAGCTCAAGCTTATATATGCTTCCACTCCTAACGCATAAATCCCCTTTTTTGTAATCAAGCCACCAAGCTATATCGCCAATTTTAAAGTAATTCATGATTCAACCTCATAAACAACCTTCGGTGGCTTTTGAGCTATATGTACGTCAACAGCAGCTTTTGCCAGATCAAGACTTAGGTAAACATTAAGCATTTGCCATGGACACAAATAATTCCTTCGCATGTAAGCAACAAACCAACCATCCCCATCATCCACGATTCTGTATTTCATGCTATCCCTTAACGACACTCACGGTGGCAGTCTTGCCCCCAAGGAGTGATATGACAAACCAACTTGCACTTACTTGAGGCAATAGCAGCGCCCATTAAGGTAGCACTGATAACCATTACTGCTAAATACTTACTCATCCTAAACACCTGAATCGTTGACATCGCTTGCAATAAGCATGACTGGATAACGTATGCGCGTGCATCATGTAATCACATTGCAACTGCGTAAGCGTCTGGTCTCTAAAGTCATGCCTGTAAAGAAAGCACACAAGGCGGCTAAGCATCTTCATCCTTACTGAGAGCAACCATGTGATTGGAAAGGTCAACCGTTAAACCCTCAATCTCATCGCGCATGTAACCAACCAAACGACTTGTTGACGTGTTAGGCTCAAACACAACATGCAAAACCCTCAACGATTCAGCCATAAAATCTAAACGACTAAACAATGCCTCAGAAAACTCTTCGTTATTCACAAACCTCTCCCTTGGTGAAACATCAGTTTATAACATGTGAATACAAAACCCAATAACCTGTGCGTAAATATATTAATTTAATTACCCACAATTCACCACCAGGATATACCAACAGTTAAACCCATGTTATTCAGGGGTGGAACCATAGAGCACACCAGCGATAACGCGTTTTATACATGATTTTGCGTTGCATTATAGTAACTATAAGTTAAGTACTTAAATAATATTATTATAATAAGGCCTGCGTCTTAACCCACTCAACAGCATATTTATGACCCTCAATCGCTTGCTCGTATGTTGTGTGCCGGTCTTGGTACTCACTATTTCCATCGGGGCTAAACACCATCGTCTCAAAAAGCTTAAGAGGGCCTTCTATCCAAGGCTCCATATCCATGCCAATCCATACGGTAGATACATCGAAGCCTTCCACCTTTTTAAAAACAAC